CCCGAGTCATATCCTCACCATCGGCCGCCCCATCGCGTCCAGCATCGGCTCATCATCCGAGCCGACACCACGCCGCTTCAAGGGGAAAAGGCCGGTCCAGCCGTTCGTGATGCTTTGGTCAAGAATTCCCACGGCGTCCTCAAGCCCGGCTTCGGTCAGGATCTTCACTTGGCGCCGGGCCGCTGTAGGGGTAACCTTCGACCTCTTCTCCCGCCGGTGTCTCAGCCAAGATTCCCACATGGCGCGAAATCTGCCGTTTTCCTGGTAGTGCACCGGGAAAAGGTCCAGGTACTCCAACGAGGGTGCCTTTCCCCCTCCGTTAGCGGGCGCTCCCCCCTGGGGGGGGTTTGGGGGGGGTATATGTTTTTTCTCTGTATCTGTATCTGTATCTGTATCTGGGGCCGTTACAGTAACGTTACTGTAACGTTTCCTATGCCTCCTGACCCTCTCCGTAGAACTGTCTGATTTATATTGTCTTTTACGCCATGCCGGGATATGAAACGTTTCATTTTTCGTTTCAATCAGCCCTCGTTCCTCCAATGCATGAAACGCCGATGTAACGGTGCTTACCGTTTCACGTAACGCGAAAGAAACGTCATCAATCGTTCCGATGTTCCCGTCTTTAGACTGGAGATTACAGGCAAGGCAAAGACAATTCACCCATATTTTGAACACTGAAGGCTCCAACGTTTGTACCTTCGGATCATTGAGGGCTTCCCCATAGAATCGGAACCACCTGAGCATCTTATCCCCCAAAAAATACCCCGCCGTCATCCCATGGGTGCAGGCCATGCCTTTCGGACCGGCGGCGTTGCACCGCCGGCGGATGACGGCGAGGTATATCTTGCGAGATTGGATTTTCCATGCAGCCTGCACCTGCATGAAACGATATTTAACAATATCACCCCGCCGCCCTCATGTCAAGGATTTGTCGTTTTCTTGACTAATATCAACACGAAATTTGCCAGGCTGCCATGATACAGGGCCAAAATCTTTCAGGATCCTGTTGAACTCGTTAAGTGCCTTCCGGATTCTATCCGGCAATTCCCCATCTTCCGGCAATTCATCTCCCCATAAATCCTCACAGATCGGAGACAGATAAACTGGATCACATATAATCAACATCATATCGTCAAGCCCGATCTGGTCATCGTATGCGTCTTCTTGCGCTATGGCAATATCACCATAAAACTTCCCGTTATATTCCGAATATAAAGGAGTTTCACCGTCCCATTTTTTTGCGGGCATTTCGAGGTATTTTTCTTTTCGTTGCCTGTCTCGACATTCTCGACAAGCAGACCACGCTTTTGGTGTCGGCTTGCCACAATGCTGGCACAAGACATGTGTGCATCCGCTGTACCTTGCAAGCTTTTCGGAGTCTTTGTTGTCCCCGAAAAAATAACCAGTCCGACTAACCCAGCCACGCAACCCCGTTTGGTAGGCCGCAGCCTCATCGCTTGTGTAGAGAATGATTTTGTTTTCAGACATAGCCTAAACCTCCGGTTGTTGCAAGATCTGCAATTACTTACGAATCTTTGCCACCTTGCCGCCGCCGTCTTGAGCCCAGTAAGCCGCACACATGCGGTCAAGCTGCCAAGTTATTGACGGGTCTACCTTCAGGACAATGACCGCCGTTCTCGGCTCTCTGGCTTTCTCGTGGGAAATCCCGAGAGATACGCCGAAGAGGGCGATCAAACCGCCGACAATCCCGGCGAGGAGGATGATGGATAGCCGTTTCATGGCCTTCAATACCACTTCGACGGCCACCAGAAATCAAACCTCTCGGCCATCGTTGTCGTGCAACTCTCCGGATCCGCTGCGTATGGATCCACGATCTTTGCCCGGTAATTTGCGTAAAGCCCTGGCAACTTGGGCTTCGGGCCTGATTCTGCCCAGGCGTTGAACTTCTTACACTCCAGGTCCTCGCATGTTTCCTGGGCTTCGCACGTGTGACATGGTTTGATTCCCTCAAGGCTCATCGGCTGCCTCCGTTTGCATTTCGGGCACTGGCGCTGCTTTCTGCCTGCTTTTAGCTGACGCTCTGCCCAAAGCATGGATTCAACGTAAGAGGTCATCCTGTCCTTGACAAGCTTGTGATGCTTGCATGGGCGGTCAGGGGTTGTCATTGTCTTCCTCATTTGTTTTCCTCGGCGTGATATTTCCTGATGCCCATTCATTCCTCCATGCTCTCGAAATCCGGACAGGTCTCCGCCGCTTCCCACGCCTTCGGCCTGCTCGCCCAGAACGATCGAAAGATCCGGACACCACGGCCATTGTGTTGAGTGATGAGCCCGTGCCGGCATGATGCGACAGCCTTTCGGTAGACGAATCGGTAACCGCCGGTAGCCGTCCGCTTAATCGGCAGCCGGGTGATCATGTGTTTACAGTTTTCACAGTTTTTCAACATCATTTATATCCTTTCTTCCTGGCAAGGGCAATGAGGGGGGCAAGATAATTCCCATACTCATCCGAACACCGATGCAAGACTGCATCCAATGACTCGAATCCGGTTTCGGGTTCTGCGTGCAGAGCATCTGTCGGCCCGTAACAGGAACAATGTCCGGCATCATGGACAAACCATTTCCCATGAGCCCTGAATAGAACTTGCCCACATCCGTCATATGCTCCCTTGTTGTACCAATAAAAGACAACATCTGCCCCGGTTTTCCTGATGTCGTCAATCTGGTAACCCTCAAACTCAGCCGGAGCCCCATATAAAATGTCTGATGGTGGGAACACAAGATAGTAAACCTTCATGTCTCGTCCTCCTAGAACGGAATATCATCTTCGTGCGGGGCCGGAGGCACCGGAGGCTCGCCAGACCCTTGAGCGGCCCCATGGTTCTGGGGTTCAGGCTCCTCGCTGCGGGCTCCATCCCCATCGTCCTTGTACGAGAGGAACCTGACGTGATCAGCAATAATGTAAACCTTGCTGCGTTTCTCGCCCGTTGCCCGATCCTCCCAGCGGTCCTGCTTCAAACGGCCTTCCAAGAGAATCTTTTGCCCCTTGTATCCATGCCTGGCGACAATATCGGCAACAGCGTTGAAGACGGTTACATCAAAAAATGACACCTCTTCCCGCTGTTCGCCCTGGACCTTGAATTTCCTGTTCACCGCCACGGTAAACCTGCCGAGAGTCGCCCCGCTCGGCAAGTGGCTTGTCTCCGGGTCCCGAACCATGTTTCCTGCGATAATTACTCTGTTGAACATTTTTCCTCCGTTACGCACCCATCATGTCGTTGTAGATCTGCTCCAGTTTGGCCAGCGCCTTCTTTACCTGTTCGTCTGTCGCGCCGTTTTCGCGCATCTCCGTTGTAAGCTCAGGTTTTGAAGCCTCGAAAAGGTCGGTCAGATGATCGGGAGATTTGGCGTCAGCGAGCCTGTTTGCGCAGGCCGCAATGATCGCCTTGCCCTTACTCGCCCCGATGCCCTTGGATTTGCCGGTCGGGGCAGGGGAGGAATTCTTCTTGCCTCTCGCCCATTCGGCAAGAGCCTTGCCGGCAGCCTCGGTAATCGGCTTCGTGGTATCAAAGAACGGCCGGTGCTGCTCCTGCAATTTGATCGGCCTCGGGACTCCCGGGTGATCAGGCGTGAGAAGGAAAGAGCAGGTAAGCTCAAATGGCAAGCTTTTCTCGCACACTGGGATCCATCCGTTAAGGCCGGTCAGTGAGGCTTTAGGAACGATCTTCATTTTGCCACCCTCCCTGACCATTTCGATCCTTTCTTCAGCGCGGAAGCATAGAATCAGATGCGCCCTGACTTGGAGTAGTTTTTGAACCATTCGCTTATGCTCCATCTTCGGCTTGATCCATGCGGCCATGTCGCAGGCATCACGCTTTCGGTAATCGTTTCCCGCCATGCGGTCAAGCTCTTCTTCGTGCCAGTCGAGGAGCCCGCCTTCTCCGGCGTGCTCGTGAGACATAGAGTCAACGACGATTACCGGATAGCCCGCTTCCTCCGCCGCCTTGATCGCTTCTGCGTATGCGGCCGGCCGAAACGGCGCGGTCAGGTCGCCGTGGTCGAACCGAAACAGGTCCGCATAATGCTTCGCCCGCCCTGCTTCGGTGTCGATTACGGCAAACGGTTTGTCTCCGGCAATTCCGCTCGCCAGTCTCATAGCGGTATAGGTCTTGCCCGATCCGCTCGACCCGGCAAGCCCGATGATGAGCCAAACGTTCTCTCGAATAGCTGGTCTGAAAGTAAACATGACGACCTCCCTAGCAGCCATAGGTTCTTCTGGTCACCCTCAATACTTCCTCTTTGATAGGCTGGCAGACTTTGTTTTCCCCAAGAACAGCAATCCCCGCTCCGTTAAATTCCCCGTAATAATTAACCTCACCCATGTGCTTAAGTCCGTACTCATACAGAACAAGATCGACCCCCAGCGCATTCTCAACCTCGCCTGCGATGCCGCAGACGTACTCAGGCCCGAGGTCGGCCCGAACGTACAGCACAACCTCTGCGAATGAGTTTACCGTGATTCGCTTGATGTCAATTCCCTTCCCTGCCAGTTTGGCGTGGATATTGACGGCCTGTTTTATGGCCGCGTTCGCCCTCTTTGCGAAGGCTTTAATCTTGTCCAGATCAAGATCAATCATGTTGTCCCTCCT